ACCGAGATCCGCGTGTTGCCGTTGTCGAATTTGCGCTCGTTGATCAGCGTGAGCAGGCTGTTCAGGATGGCCGAGTTCGCCTTGAAGATCTCGTCGAGGAAGGCCACATCAGCCGTCGCGAGGAACCCGTCGAGCACGCGCTCGAAGCGGTCGGCGCGGAGGCCCGCGATCGAGGTGGGGCCGAAGAGTTCCTCGGGCACCGTGAAGCGGCCCATCAGGCGCTCGAAGTATCGGGCGCCGGTGAGGGCGCGGGCGACTGCGGCGGGCAGCGGCTCCATGTCAACGGGGAACCAGGGGCAGAACCTCGCCTGCGGGAACTGCTCAGTATTGCGGTACACCCAGGCGTCGATCAGACTGATAAGCACGTCCGCATGCCAGTTGGCGGCATGTTCCGCGGCGATGTCTTGGCCGTAGGCGTGGCGGCCCTTGGGGAGAACCAGAACGCCGTTAATGTTGAGTATTCCGCCTTCGAGACCGTAAAACGCACATACGGCGACTTCGTGGCCGATGCCCTGCAGCCGTGGGGGGAATAACCCGGTCTGGTTCCCGTATCCCGTAGCCGCCCAGGGGCTATTACTGAGCCATAGAATTTTCACTTGTTAAGCACCCTCCCAAGTGCAGCCTCCCAGTGAGCGCGCGGCAGGATGGGGAGGTACATCTCTTCGGCTCCGGAGCCTAGCCGCGCGCCGGTTTGGTAGTTTCGTTCAAGGTAAGCCTTGAACGAACACTCGGTTAGCCCGCCTTACCCATAACGTAAGAAAGGCTGATGAACGTCCCGGCCGGAACGGTGCCCGACGCCTGGTCGAAGCCGATCCAGTAACCAGCATCCACGAAGGCGCTGGAAATGGTCAGCTCGCCCGGAACGCCCGCAGCGGTAACGACGGTGCCAGCAAAGGCGCCAATCGTGCCGTTGATTGCAGGCGTTCCCGCGTCGGTCATCGTCACCAGAACCCCGGTGATGACGGTCCCGGCGGAAGGCCCAACCAGGTTAGCTTCCAAGACGGTGATCCCGCCGCCGCCCGATGGCAGTTTCGCCAGGGGCAGCTCGGTGGCGCCGTTGAAGGCGCCCAAGGACAAAGTTGTGATATGAACATCAAATTGACTAGCCATGACTGATCTCCCTTAGCTCGTCGGAGCCGTAGCATCGAAGTACATCTCGACGCCGCGAGTAGGCCGCCAAACGCCGTGAGCGTAGACAGCACTCATGTTCAGCTCCCAGCCGCGCCGGGAAGCGTCACGTTCGGGTTCAACCCGTCCCCTGCGCCGCCAGTCGATGGCGATGGCAGACCGGGGGAACACCCCCCCGTGAAAGTCGTCCAGGGAGTCGGGAGCCTGGAAGGACTGGTAGATCGGAACGCCCGAGAAAACCGCTACGAAACCTGTGCGGGTAATCTCTTCTTGGAAGCCCGGGGCCGGGGCAACGGTCGCGCCGGCGATGGAAGCCGACTTTGCCAGGACCGCCCACTGGTACTCGTGGATCACGGCTGCCAGGGGCACGGTGTTGGACTTGTTGATGTAGCGTGCTTGAGAGATGGCCGCTGCCAGATAGCCCCAGGTGATCGCGGTTCCGGCCGCGCCGACCGATCCGCCGGTCAGGGAGCCAAGGTTACTGATCAGGTTGGTTTCAACCTTGTCAGCAGCCGCAAGGCCGAGTTCCAGCCCGGCGTCGTTGCGGATGTTCTCGGGGATGTCGGATTCTACACGGGAGTCGGTCAGGAAGTACTGCAGGCCGATTTCCGCGGGGGTCAGGGTCTGGTCAGTCGAGGGCGTGAAAGCTGAACTGGTCAGGTCGTCGTCTTCGCCCACGGTTGTAGCCGTGCCCTGGTTGTACTTGTGGCCGACGCGGGGGTTAAGCCCGGTCATGTCCGTGAAGGTCGTAATCAAGCCCTGCATCACGCCCATCTCACGAAGCACGAAGATAGCGTCGTCCTGGACGGTCTGCGCCAGGGCGCTAACGTCCGCATAAGTGTTGAGAGGCATTGTTATCTCCTGGGGCAGGTAGCCCCGTTAATTAGCCAAATAGTCGCTTGCGCCTTTGGTCGTCCGTCTCACCCTGGCCCGCTCCCTGTCCGGGATTGGTGGGGTTGACGACGGTCTTCTTCGGGTCCGGCTTCGGCATGGCTTCGAGCAATCCCTTGGCGTCTGCGACCATCTCGTCAAGGCTCTCGCCCCGCACTCGATCCGCAAATGCCATCGGTAATCCCGCTTCGTCTGCCGCTTTGCGCTGCAAGCTTTCTTTCTCCAGTCTGGCCGCCTTCGCTTCAGCCTCCGCCATCTGCGCTTTCAGCTTGTCGATCTCGGACATCTCAGCCTGTTTGCGTTCCGCTTCGGCCTTCTCGAATGCTTCCAGTTTCTTTGCGTTCGCCTTGGCTTCCTTCTCAAACTGCCTGAGTTTGTTGATGGTCGCCATCGCCCGCTCTTTGTCGAACTCATCAGGCTGTTGCGTCTCGC